AGTCATAAACCAGGACAACCATCATGAAGCTACGTCCAATTGAAGCGTCGTTGCAGGTTGCAAATAGGGCTATAATCAAGCCGGAACGGCATGAGTATCATCCGTCGGTAGAGATGCGGTCGCCCTCATCGCTGAAACCCTCCGAACGAAACGCTCGCACCCACTCGAATAAACAAGTTCGCCAGATTGCGGGTAGCCTAACAGCGTTCAGGTTTATCGTCCCGGTGCTAGTCGACGAAAACGATGTCGTCATTGCGGGCCACGGTCGCCTCGCGGCGGCAAAATTGCTCGGACTGACCAAAGTGCCAGTGATTGCTGTAACGCACCTCAACGATGCGGAGAAACGGGCACTGGCATTAGCTGACAACAAGATTGCGGCGAATGCCGGTTGGGACCGAGCAAAGGCTGCAGCCGAACTCAGCGCTCTCATCGTTCCCCTATCCGAGATAGAGCTGGATATCTCCATTACCGGTTTCGACACTCCTGAAATAGACGGGCTAGCCGCTGATTTCGTGGACTCGGAAGGCGACCCAGCCGACAGCGTGCCGTCATTAAGCGAAGGAGCTGCAACGGCGGAGATAGGTGATCTTTGGCACCTGGGCGATCATCGACTCTACTGCGGCGACGCCTGCGACTACGACTGTTTGGCTAGATTAATGGGTAATGCTCGCGCGTCGATGCTCTTTTCGGACCCTCCATACAATCTAAGAATTAAAGCCATCGTCGGCCGGGGGTCCATAAAACACCGCGAGTTTCTGTCCGGATCGGGCGAGATGTCCGACGCGCAGTTCGATGCATTCTCCAGGAAATGGATGTCATCTGCCGCGAGGTTCTGTGCAGAAGGCTCCCTAGCCTACATCTGCATGGATTGGCGTCATCTCACCCAAGTCCAGCTCGTGGGCAATGAGATCTTCACCGAATTGAAGAACATTATCGTCTGGGTCAAAAACAACGCGGGCCAGGGCTCGCTCTACCGATCGCAGCACGAGTTCATCTTACTGTTCAAGAATGGCACCGGCGACCATCAGAACAACATCGAACTTGGTCGGCACGGCCGTAATCGCTCGAACGTGTGGTCCTATCCCGGTGTGAATTCGTTTCGTTCGGGCCGCTTGGCCGACCTAGCGGCGCATCCGACCGTAAAACCTGTCGCGCTGGTCGCAGACGCGATGCGCGACTGTTCGCCGCGTAAGGGTGTTATCCTTGATCCATTCATGGGCTCGGGTACGACGATCCTAGCCGCCGAGAAGGTAGGCCGCCGAGCCTACGGGATCGAGATTGATCCACAATATGTCGATGTGGCCATTCGTCGATGGCAGGATTTTACAGGACGCGACGCGGTCCTTGAGACCGGTGGAACCTACGACGAAATCGTCGGGCAACGAGCGGCAGTCAGGGGCCGCAAGACCAGACGCGAACGCCTATAGAGCCGCGCGCCTCCGACGAAAGCCTTCACTCATTCTCCGCCCAGACACTTGAAAGCTCGATGACCAGGAAAACGACAACACCAGGCGAACCGACTCGAAACCGCAAAATAAAGCGACTTCGGCTTCGGCTAGATGACGAAGATGCCGTGGGTTACGGAAAGCCACCGCGTGCAACGCGCTTCAAGCCCGGCCAGAGCGGCAATCCGAAGGGGCGGCCGAGAGGCTCAAAAAACGAATCGACGATCCTGAGGGAAATGCTCAGCGAGAAACTGTCTCTGAGGCAACCGAACGGGCGGATAAAGAAGATACCGGCTCTTGAAGGGATACATCGCAAACAACTCGAACTCGCGTTGAAGGGCGATGTGAAGAGCGCGGCATTTGTCCTCAACAGGTTCGCCGCATTGGTCTCCGGGGAGTTCCACGGCGAAGAACTAAATGCAGACGACATAGCGGTGTTGGACGCGTTTGCCCGCAGAGTACAGGGGAAGAACAATGGCAGTCAGTGAACTTCAGATGCTCAGATATGCCCTTGAGCACGACTTTATGTCGTTTACGGAGCGGGGTGTACGTGAGATCACTCAAGGTGGGTCATTCCAGCACAACTGGCATCTCGACGCGATTGCCTGGGTGTTGATGAAGGTGATGTCTGGGGAGATCAAACGGCTGATCATCAACCTTCCTCCGCGATCTTTGAAGTCTCTGATGACCTCCGTTCTTTTTCCGGCTTTCTGGCTTGGACACGATCCCCGGAAAAAGATCTTCGGCATCAGCTACGGCACAGACCTCGCAACAAAGCACGCTCGGGACACCGAATTGGTGATGCGTTCGAACTGGTATCGAAAGACATTCCCCGGTACCCGCATTTCACGGATCGCCGATTCGGTAATCTACACGGACAAGATGGGTTTGCGTAAAGCCACCTCGATCGGCGCAGCTCTGACGGGCTTTGGTGGCGATTGCTTCATTATCGACGATCCGCTGAAACCTATCGACGCTCAGTCTGAGCCGGTTCGCAACTCCGCTAATGAATGGATATCTCACACCTTGATTTCGCGGCTGGACGATAAGACCAAGGGATCGATCATTGTTGTTATGCAGCGCGTCCACCAACATGATCTAACAGGCTACCTAACAGAGAATTTTCCAGAAACCTGGACAATCCTGAACTTGCCGGCAATCGCCTCCGAAGATGAGTGCGTCCAGATCGGGCCTAACAGCTTTCATTTCAGGCAGGCTGGTGAGGCTCTCCACCCCGAACGGGAATCGCTTGAAGTCCTCGAGGGTCTTAGGCGGGAATTAGGGTCCGATCACTTTGCAGCCCAATACCAGCAATCTCCGGTCCCACCCGGAGGAGCCATGGTCAGGCGCGAGTGGCTTCAATACTGGGATGTACTCCCTGACCTAAAGTATCCAGCGAAGGTATTTCAAAGCTGGGATACAGCGGTAAAGAATGGAGCACAGAACGATTTTTCGGTGTGCACTACCTGGCTCCGGCTCGACAAGAAATTCTACCTTATGGATTTGGTGCGAGGGCGGTTCGAATATCCCTGTCTGAAGGAAACTGCGATCAGGTTGGCTGAAAAGTACAAGCCGAATACGATCTTGATTGAGGATGCTTCCACCGGCAGTCCTCTTGCACAAGAGCTTCGTCAGGCGGGAATTTATGCCGTTCAACTCATCCCGGTTGAGCGTGACAAGCAAGCTCGGCTGTATGCCCAACAGGACAAATTCGAGAAGGGGCTTGTTTTCTTCCCAAGGCAGGCTCCCTATCTTCGAGAATTGGAGGCCGAGTTGCTTTCGTTTCCGCAGAGCAAATTTGATGATCAAGTAGACAGCATCACACAGGCACTAGCGTCACAGACTTCCAAATATAGGTATGACACTTCTCTTGCTTGGGTAGGGTAGGCGTATTGCGAGAGCTCGCTAGAACGCCTCCATCTTTGCCGCCAAATACGAAGCCGGCGAACGGCGCCTGGACGTACCCACTTCGTCGCGCTCGTCTGCGACATCGGGTGCGACCGATCAGGTTGCTCCGCAATTTCGTAGGCGGCAATTCAGCCAAAGCCCTAACAACTCGCCAACAAAGGGGCCCGCTTCCAGGGAGCCGGCATGTTGCGATCACATCGTGATCCGGCGGGCCAAATCTTCGCCACAAGATTATCCGCTATTCCCCTCGACTTCCGGCGATGTAGGAGCGCTACTGACGGCCATCAATGACGTGGTTCCGCATGATGCATCGCGCGAGACTCTACGCCGCCCCCGGCTTTCGCCCCGCCTCCGACGGGGCCTGTCTCAGTGGCAGCACATGATGCTGTCGTTGATAGCGGGAGAGTCGAATGGCCAAAGCCAAGTCCAAAAAATTGAAGGCAGCGAAGACCACTCGCAACAAACGCGGGCGTCAGACCGCAAGCAAGCCTGTGAAGAAGCGAGTTTCTAAGATGCCCAACCGCTCCGGAGCAGCCTCCACGCAGGAAAAGGTCCTTAGCCTGCTTCGGCAGCCCAAGGGCGCAGCGATTGACGTCATCGTCAAGGCAACCGGCTGGCAGCGGCACTCGGTGCGAGGCTTCTTCTCAGGCGTCGTGAAGAAGAAGCTCAAGCTGGCGCTCACGTCAGAAAAGATCGGCAAGCGACGATTCTATCGCATCGCAAAATCCGGAGCTGCGACATGAAGCGGCCGTGGCCGGCAGGTGCCAAAGCGAACGCCGAAGTCGAGGCCGAGTTGGAGCGCCTGCCGGCCACGCCCGTCGTCGCACTGCGGAAGCGGTATAGGGAATTGTTTAAGGCTGAACCGCCCAAGGCGTTCGGCCCGGACCTCCTGAGGCGCAGCATCGCCCACCGCATTCAGGAAAAGGCGTATGGCGGCCTTCCCGCCGCGGCCCAGCGTCTCCTGGATCAATTGATCAAGGCGACGGCGGCCAAACCCGATGCTCGCCTGGAAATACCCCGGCGAATCAAGCCGGGTTCCGAGTTGGTCCGAACTTGGAATCGGCGGACCTACCGGGTTCGGGTGCTGGATAAAGGCTTTGTCTACGGGGGCAAAACCTTCGCCAGCCTGTCTGAGATTGCGACCGCGATCACCGGCACAAGATGGAACGGTCCACGGTTCTTCGGACTGAGATCGGCTGGCGCCGCGGATGGGGGCCACGGCCATGCCGGTTGAATCGACCAGACCACTCCGCTGCGCTATCTACACTCGTAAATCGACCGAACACGGGTTGGAACAAGAGTTCAATTCCCTCGACGCCCAGCGAGAGGCTTGCGAGGCTTACATCAAGAGCCAAGCCTCCCAAGGCTGGCGGCTTCTGCCGCAGCAGTATAACGATCCCGCTTATTCCGGTGGCAATCTCGACCGCCCTGCCCTCAAGAAGTTGCTTGCTGATATCACCGCCGGCAAGGTCGACGTGGTGGTGGTCTACAAGATTGACCGCCTAACCCGGTCCCTGGCCGACTTCGCGAAACTGGTCGAAACCTTTGACTCTCGGTCCATATCCTTTGTGGCAGTAACGCAGCAGTTTAACACGACCACGTCGATGGGCCGATTAACGCTCAACGTCCTTTTGTCGTTCGCTCAATTCGAGCGGGAGCTTGCTTCCGAGCGAGTGAGGGACAAAGTCGCTGCGTCCCGCAAGAAAGGCAAATGGACGGGCGGCACCGTTCCGCTTGGCTATGAGGCCAGGGAAAAAACGCTCGTCATTAACAAGAACGAAGGTCAGACCGTTCGGACCATCTTCCAACTCTATCTTGAACTTCGATCGTTCGGCAGGCTCGTCGCCGAACTGGACCGAAGACGCATTGTCACCAAGCGACGAACGACCAAGGTCGCAAAATACCGGGGCGGCATCCCTTTCACATACGGCCCACTCGCTTACTTCCTCAAAAACCGCATCTATCTCGGCGAGACCCACCATGGCGGCAAGTGGTTCAAGGGAGAGCATGCAGCAATCCTCGATCGAGCCACTTTTGATCAAGTCCAGGATCTGCTCAAGGAAAACAACGTCAGGCGGGGAACGAAATTCTCGGAGAGCGGTGCTCTGCTGAAAGGCAAGCTTTTCGACGACAAGGGCAATCGGATGGGGCCGACGTTCTCCAGCAAGAATGGCGTGCGGTACCGGTTCTATATCAGCACCGCCTTGCGGGGGAGGAAGAACCCGGCTGGATCGGTAAAGCGGATCTCGGCACCCGAAATCGAAGATATCGTCGAGGCAGAACTGCGAAGCAAACTCAATGCGGGTGATACCGAGACTACGGTTCAGCAGCTGGTTGCACATATCCAGCGTGTGGTGGTATCCGCGGACAAGATCCAAATTACTTTAGGCGATGCGCGCAAGAACAAACGCCCGATTGAAATCCCATGGAAGCCCGTTCCAAAAGACCGAGGATC